ACTGGCAGAGGCAATTGCCTCGCTGCCACTTCACATATACGAATACAAGGATGGCGGTGGCAAGGAGCTGGTGTATGACCATCCGTTATACACGATTCTTCACGATGAACCCAATCCTGAGATGACCTCCTTTGTGTTCCGGGAAACGCTGATGAGTCATCTTCTTATCTGGGGAAATGCATACGCACAGATAATTCGTGACGGTGCGGGAAGGGTAATCGGACTGTATCCGCTCCTTCCGAACCAGATGGATGTGGACAGGGATGAACACGGAAGGCTTGTGTACACCTATTCCAGACAGAGTGATGAAAATCCGAACTTTAAGGTCACGGGTGACATAAAGCTGAAGAGTGAGGATGTGCTGCACATTCCGGGACTCGGCTTTGACGGTCTTGTGGGATATTCACCAATAGCGATGGCAAAAAATGCGGTGGGAATGACACTTGCCTGTGAGGAATACGGTGCCAGTTTTTTTGCAAACGGTGCTAATCCGGGCGGAGTGCTTGAACATCCGGGTGTATTAAAAGACCCGTCAAAGGTGAGGGAGTCATGGAATTCCGTATATCGAGGCACGAATAATGCCCATAAGATTGCAGTGCTTGAGGAAGGTATGAAATATCAGCAGATAGGAATACCGCCGGAGGAGGCACAGTTTCTGGAAACGAGAAAATTCCAGTTAAACGAGATAGCAAGGCTGTACAGAATACCGCCGCATATGGTCGGGGATTTGGATAAGTCGAGCTTTTCCAACATCGAGCAGCAGTCGCTTGAATTTGTGAAATACACACTGGACCCTTGGGTTATACGGTGGGAACAGTCACTGCAGAAGTCCCTTCTCCTGCCCGGAGAAAAAGGAAAATATTTTATAAAGCTGAATGTGGACGGTCTGCTCCGTGGGGATTATGAATCCCGTATGAACGGTTACTCGGTCGGCAGACAGAACGGGTGGCTTTCCGCTAATGATATCCGTGAGATGGAGGACATGAATCCAATCCCGGATGAAGAGGGTGGCAACCTGTATCTTATTAACGGTGGCTTGTGTAAGCTTTCCGATGCAGGAATTTTTGCAGGAGAAACCAAGCAGGAGGAAGAGCAGGAACAGACGGAGCCGGAAAATAAACGAAAGAGAGGTAAGCGATGAAACGAAAGTTTTGGAACTGGGTAAAGAATAAGAGCGACTCAGATGCGGATGCGGAGAGGACGCTCTTTTTAAGTGGCGAGATTTCGGATGAAACATGGTATGGGGACGAGGTTACCCCTAAGCTTTTTAAGGATGAACTGAATGCCGGAAGCGGAAACATTACCGTGTGGATTAACTCGCCCGGCGGAGATGTGTTTGCGGCTGCGCAGATTTACAATATGCTCCGTGATTACAAGGGAAGCGTTACCGTCAAGATTGACGGACTTGCAGCATCGGCAGCTTCCGTCATTGCGGTGGCAGGAGATACCGTCTTAATGTCACCCGTGGCAATGATGATGATTCATAATCCGGCTACCATAGCAATGGGCGATGTCGGTGATATGGAGAAGGCAATCGGTATGTTAAACGAGGTAAAGGAAAGCATCCTGAATGCCTATGAAGACAAGACGGGAATGAAGCGCAGTAAGTTATCCAAGATGATGGATGACGAAACTTGGTTTAATGCCAAGAAGGCGGTGGAGCTTGGCTTTGCCGATGAAATTCTCTTTACTGATTCGAATAAGCCGGAGGAGGAAGAAGAGGAGAAAAAGCCGCCGGAAGAGCCGGAGGAAGACGGGGAGGATGATGAAGAAAAAGATAAGGACGGTAAGAAAAAGAAACCACCGTTTGAGCAGGATTCCCTCATGTTTTCACAGAGGGCTATGAACAATTCCTTCCTTTCCAAGGTTTCCGCAAGAAAGCAGGAAAAAGGAATACCAATCAACCAGTTAGAAAAGAGACTCAGTCTCATTAAACATTAAGGAGGATACAGACAATGAGTAAGATTTTGGAATTAAAGGAAAAGAGAGCAAAGGCGTGGGAAGCAGCAAAGGCTTTCCTTGATGCCAAGAGAACGGATGACGGATTTGTGTCTGCCGAGGATGCAGCAACCTATGACCGTATGGAGACGGATGTCGTAAACCTTGGCAAGGAAATCGACAGACTTGAAAGACAGGCTGCCATCGATGCGGAACTTGCCAAGGCAACAAGCACACCGATTACCAACAAGCCTGTTACAAACCCAAACGGGGATGCAAAGACGGGAAGGGCAAGTGATGAGTACAGAAATGCATTCTGGAACGGAATGAGGAACAAGCTGACTTATGATGTACAGAATGCACTTTCCATCGGTACGGATTCCGAGGGCGGATATCTTGTGCCGGATGAGTACGAGAGAAAGCTTGTGGAGGCACTTGAGGATGAGGTGTTCTTCAGAAGCCTTGCAACAGTAATCAGGACATCAAGTGGTGACCGTAAGATTCCGATTGTGACAAGTAAGGGAGAAGCTGCATGGATTGATGAGGGCGGTCAGTTTCCTGAGAGTGATGACAGCTTCGGTCAGACATCCATCGGTGCATTTAAGCTTGCCACAATGATTAAGGTTTCAGACGAGCTTTTAAATGACTCCGTATTTAACATTGAAGCCTATATCTCAAAGGAGTTTGGAAGAAGAATCGGTACAAAGGAGGAAGAGGCATTCTTCATCGGTGACGGTCAGGGTAAGCCAATCGGACTTTTCAATACAACGGGAGGTGCGGAAACAGGTGTGACCGCTGCAAGCACAGCCATCACATTTGATGATGTTATGGATTTGTACTACAGCTTAAGAGCACCATACCGTAACAAGGCAGTCTGGCTTCTTAACGATTCAACGGTTAAGGCAATCCGCAAGCTGAAGGACGGAAACGGAAATTACATCTGGCAGCCATCAGTAAGGGAGGGAGAGCCGGACAGAATCTTAAACCGTCCGTACAGGACATCCATTTATGTGCCTGAACTTGCAGCAGGAAACCGTGTAATGGCATTCGGTGATTACAGTCACTACTGGATTGCTGACCGTCAGGGCAGAAGTTTCAAGAGACTGAATGAGCTGTTTGCAACCACAGGTCAGGTCGGCTTCCTTGCATCCGAGCGTGTTGACGGTAAGCTGATTTTATCCGAGGCAGTAAAGACTCTTGATATCAAGGGCAAGGCATCAGCGTAGGATTATGGCAGTACTGTTTTATGCGGTACTGCCTGTTTTTAAGAAAGGAGGAACGGTAATATGATTGTAACGCTCTTGGAAATGAAGAAATATCTCCGTGTGGATTATACCGATGACAACAAGGTCATACGGACACTTATTTCCTCCGCAGAGGATATCTGCCGGGACATTTTAAGGGTGGACAGCTTGGAAAAATATGCGGACAACGAAAATGTCAGAGTGGCGGTCATGTATACCGTTGCCTACCTGTATGAACACAGGGAGGAAGCCGACCACCACGAACTGATGCTGACACTTCGTGCCATGCTGTCAGGAATCCGGGAGGAGGGATTCTGATGATAGAACAGATGCGAAGCCGTATCACGATACAGAAAAGCACAACGGAAAATGACAGATACGGAAACCACACACTGGTCTGGGAGGATTATTACAAATGCTATGCTTATGTAAATAATCTGTCCGGGACGGAATACTGGGCGGCCTCCGAGGTCAATGCTCAGGATGAGGTAAACTTCATCATCCGTTACTGTGAAAAAGCAGGAAAGGTTACTTCCGACCATTACCGCATTATCTTCCGTGGAAAAATTTACAATATATCCTTTGTCGATAATGTGCAGTATTCAAACAGGAGTATAAAAATAAGGGCAAAGAGGGTGGAGAGATAATGGCAAACACAAGTGTTGACAAGATGGCAGAGACAATTATGAAGGGGCTTTATGAGTATGCCGATGTCTCCACGGAAACGGTAAAGAGTGCCGTAAGGAAGGCAAGCAAAACCGTGAAAAAGGAAATCGAGCAGAACGCACCAAAGCGGACGGGCAAATACAGTAAGAGCTTTGCCGCCACCAAACAGATGGAAACATCAAATTCCCTTGTTATGGTAGTGCATTCCAAGACACGATATCAGATAGCGCACCTTCTGGAAAAAGGTCATGCCAAGCGTGGCGGTGGAAGGGTGGCTGCAAGACCGCATATTGCTCCGGCAGAGGAAATCGGTATTAAGGAGCTGAAGGAGGAGATAGAAAGGGGGCTTACCAAGTGACACACGAAGAAGTTATGGCGATGATGGAAGAAACGGGTATTCCCTATGCCTATCATCATTTCGTGGAAGGGGAATCACCTGATCCGCCTTTTGCGGTGTTCCTTTATCCCAAGGCAGACAATTTCTCAGCCGATGGGAAACCGTATTATAAGATAAACCGTCTGGATATCGAGGTATATACCGATTTGAAGGATGTGGAACTTGAAGAAAAAGTGGAAGCCGTGCTGGAAAGTCACGGTATTTTTTATGCAAAAAGCGAAGTATGGATTGATTCCGAAAATCTGTATGAGGTGCTTTATGAAATGGAGGTATAAACGATGGCAGGAAAAAATAAGGTAAAATTCAATATCTGCAA